AGATATAATCAACGGTTTTAGCTGATTTGGTTGGAACAATTTTACCATTGGGCAAGAAATATTGTTGCCGATTATCATCTGTCAATGGCGGAATAAATTTTATAGAACAGCCAACTGTGACATAGGCAAGAGGATAAGGAGTACTAATATAACTTCCAACTGATTGTGGAATATATGTGTTAACACCACCCGGTACCTTAGACCTAGATATAAAGTTAAAATACCCACGGGCTTGACCGGCGGCAACATTAGAAAGATTCCATGTATATAAAGGAAGTGCTGTATTAGGGTTCGGAATAATTTTATTATTTTTTCTAAATTCATCTAAATAAAATGAACGCATAGAGTTCGATTCTATTACAGGTGCTAATTGTTTTTTAATAATAGAAAATATTTCATTCTTGCTGTTAAATGTAAAATTAAAACTTTCTTCGGTGGTATTTTTATATACTATCCCATCCGTGGCAAATATATTTGTAGAACTATATTTGCCACTTACATCGCTCAGTTCAAAATATTTACTAATACCGCTTGATACTCTATTAACACTTTTAATTTTAAGAATATTACTAGTTAAGGTTAATGGTGCGATATTATAGTCTTCTCCGGTAACCATTCGATTTTGTGTATAATACGCTTGTGGTGCTTTTAACTGTATACTAGCATTGGTCTCAGGTCCGGAACTATTACTCACTGTATATTGTAATCCCAGTGTGATAGTTAAAATTTGACTTTGTCCCAGCTTGTTGGTATATGGAATATTAACAACAACTCCGCTCATTTGTTCGGGTTTGATAGAGTATGTTAGCCCGTTGCTTTGGCGATAAAATAATGAGAAATTACCTTTTGGTAAATTTCCAAAACTACCATCTGAAAAATTCAAATCAATCTGATCGTTATTTCTCGATGTTACGCTATATATATTCCTAATGCTTTTATCAATACTGTTATAAATTACATTGTTTCCAACTATGCCAGAAACTTTACTCCAAGCAGTTGTTGGATATGTACCATCAGGATTTAATTGCCACAACCAAACATCCGTATCGTTGATGTTGCTAGTATTAATTCCAATGATTTCATTAGGAACAGGACTACTTATACCAAAACTCGAAAGTCCTAATGTTCCTTGTTTGAATAAGGCAAAAAATCCAGAATTTACGCTGCCCGATCCTTGATTATCATTTTGATACAATATGCTTACTGGACTGGCAGGTTTTGGAGTAGATTCGTAAATATAGGTTTCACCACTAAATGTTGCTGGAACAATTTCAAAACTCATAGATGTTCCGCTGATATTTTTAGAAAAACTATAAACAGGAACGTCAGTGGTCGAACTATTAATTAAATATTGCTCGGTAAGAATACCATTGATCGTGTTGCGATCAGCTGGTTTACCAAATACACCAGTAGCCGGCATGGAAGAATTTATAATGCTTATAAACTGCTCATACCAATTTGGATTGGTTGTATCATTCCAACTTATTGTGGTATTGGCTAAATTTATTCCGGCAGAATCTAACACATTCTCTGTGGTAGAAACTGCTGTGATTTTTAATAATCCACTGGCAGGAACATTTCTCTTAGGCACATAACTAATTAACTGTGCTAGACGTAGTATGCTATCACGACGTTGGGCAGTTTCTAAGAAGTTTTCGCGAGCATTTAAATCAATACGGAAACTTAGATTCTGTCCCAAATAAGCAATAAGATCAACCAACGCAATATATTCGCTGCTATCAATGAAATCATTAAAATCTTCGGGATAATTTTCTTGGAGATAAGAGATTAAGATTCTGCGAATTGTCTCAAAGTCATAACTTTGAAAGTCAGCATTTCTGAAAGATTGATATATTTTCTTCCAGTCTTCGGAGACAAGCAGTTTGGTGTTAGTTGATGGAATGGTCATAATTTTATTTCTATACCGTATTTATTGTGGAAATAAACTTGGTATATTATTGTATACCAAGTCCTGCTTTCTGATCAAATGTCAATCTCATGTTAGAATGTTGATCTGTTCCTTTTAATTTCAGCGTTAATTCTATGATATAACCAGTTGGGTATTCGGTTAAATTTATTTTAGTAGGTATAACTCTAGGATCATAACTACAGATTGAAATTATATCTTTGTTTAAGACTTCTTTAGTTTGAGGAGTTAGTGGCTCCATTAATAAATCCCAAATGATCGTACCAAACATAGGATTCATTAGCCGCTCACCTTTGCGTGTATTAAAATGATTTAAAATATCCTGTTTAATAAGATCAAAGTCGTAAAGTTTTGAAGTTGTGTTCGCCAGGTCTAGACTGCTAAATCCAACATAAAATTGGCTAGTTTTAGCAGCCTGTTCTTGTACAGGATCGGGGCTATTAATTTCAATTGATTTATATGGCATAATGCTATTTATTGTCCTGTTTTGACTGGATTTCCTTGGCTATCGGTTAAAATGCCATTGGCACCTGCTCCAACTATGCCACTAGTAAGCTGTGCTAAGAAACATTCATAAAATCCTTGTTTAGTAGCATGAATATCCGGAGTATTGAATCCAACTGCTTTACATGCTGCTTCAAAATATCCAGGATCGGTTTGTGAAAGTTTTACACGATCTAAGAAATATAATACACTAACTTGTGCCGCCATTGTTAAATCTGAAAGCATATCGGGATTGTCAACCAATGCTGTCGGCGTGTTAACCAACCCCTTGGTGAATAATAATTGGCTGTACCTCGCATAATTTGAACGACCGGTTATTTGTATAAATCCTCTGCCAATAAACTTGGCACCATCACCAATTTGCGTATTGCCTAGCCCTTTTCCTTTAGCAGTGGTATATCCATATAAAAATTCTGGTAAACTATTGTTAGGATTACCAACATATTGTTGAGCAAGAGCAGAATCTCCTTTAAAAACTGTAGGAAATACTTCCAGTAAACGTGCGGCGTTAGTATAGTTAAAACTTTCTGTTGTAGATTTCCATCGACTTTCGCCACCGGCTATTCCTAACAAGCTCGCAATAGCCATAGGTCCTGTTAATCCTAAACTTGCTGCTGCTGCTTTCAAAGCAGAAATACCTGCTTGCGCAGAACTAGAATTAATATCTTTAGCATACTTGGGATCGCATGTACCCGGTACAACCGTTGAATCATTGGCACTATTTTGTATGCCTGTGTTCGGGCTAGCGGCTACGCCACTGCTGGCTCTACTTTTAAGTGATACATCTGTAGCATCAGAACTAAATTTTTGAGGATTGACATTTTCATGTTGATCGTACGGCTCATGGGTGGGCATACGTTGCATGATAGAATCAACTGCTTTGGCAGCATACTTATTATCTTTGGCCCACGCAGTTTTTCCACTACGATTGGGTAGATTAAATGTAGGTAATAAAGGTGGCAATACAGCAGGTTGAGCAGATGCCGGAGCAGGTGCTGCTGGTCCATTCAGATGTATCTTTGATGCCGATCCGTAATAATTACCATTAGCACCTATACTGAAATCAGCACCAGCACCTTGCTTCATGGCTTTTCCTGCACTGATATCCATATTGTTATTTGATGTCATTAACATATCAGCACCGGCAGATAAATTCATATCTTGATTGGTACTGAATTTTAAATTTTCACCAACGGCAATATCTAAATCATTTTTGACAGATATCTTTCCGTGATCTTCGACCACAAGATAATAAAAACCATTGACATTGGTTTCCATGTTTTTTAAAGCACGCATATTGATATTTCTACCTGCTTCAATATTGACATCTCGGTCGGCTCTGAAATTAAAATCATTTTCTGTATGAATGCTTACGCTATCTTGCGCATAGATATCTAATTTTCCATGGCTAGTCATTTCTATCCAGGCAGTACCCTTGGCATTAGCAATGTAAATCAAATCATGACTATTGTGTAATAATATTTGGTGACCTGTTCTGGTACGTATTCTGACCAATTCGTTTTGTCCATTAATATCACCGTCGTCCATTACAAAAGTACTACCACCTAATCTACTCACAGGGGCTTGTCTATTTCCTTCATATCCAATCTTGCCTTTTTTGGCTCCTGGACTGGTGTCCAAGGGGCCCGGTGTACTAATTCCAAAAACTTGACTAGGTACTTCCCTCCGCGCACTACTAGAAGTGACTCCCCTTACTGTATCTAATAAGAGACCCTGTGCTAACAGTCTATCAGCAAAGGGATGGACCGGTTTAGGAATTTTATCAACATTGGGACTATTAAGTCGTTGACTTCCTTTAAGAAATTCAGCCACTGGCAAATATTCTGTGCCATATCGATCTTTTTGCTCCTGAGTCATTGATGTTTGTTTACTAGCCGCAATACCGGGCATCATGTGATTTTGAAATGTATCTTGAACACACCCCATCCAATATCCCTGATTAGGATCACCATCGATAAAAATTACCATAACAGTGGTGCCTACATCGGGCGGAACCATCCACATTCCATAACTTTTTTGTACATCATTAAAATCACTACTATTGTTACCTTCATATCTTACTGAAGTAACTCCATAAAATGGATTTAGATATCTAACAATAAATGTTCCACCCTGATCATCCACGGAACTTTGTAAATTTTTAATCAAAGAAACTTCTAATGATCCCATAGCTGTAGGATCTAAATGATTGGTAATTTCAGCAAGGAACGGCCCTGGGGTAGGTA